CAAAAATTAATAATCTAAAAAAAGGAGATTATGTTTTTTGTAATATTATATTTAAAGGATTAAAAGTTAGCAGTGATTTTATTATGGAAGAATTAGAAATAGTTTCTATAATTACTCAAGAAGAGTTTGATGAAAATCAAAAAAATGAAATGTTGTCTAATATGGTTGATGATAAAGTTTTTTCTCAAGAAAATAATGATTTAGAATCACCTATAGAAATTATAGAGAATTTGGAAAATGAAAAAATGCAAAATAATATTCAAATAAATGAAGATCATAAAACTGAAATTAGTATAAGTAAAGATAACACTATAGATAAAACAAATATAAGTGACTTAAGCACAATTAATAAAATTAGTAAAAATCAAAAAATAGATAAAAAAAAAACAATTATAAGAAAAAGTAAAAAAATTATATTTACTTAAATTTAATTTAATTATTTGTTAAATCAAGCTAGTTTTTTTTATTAGTATTAAATATATAATATAATAATGGCAAAAAATAGTGAAGTATCTGATTCGAATAATATTTTAAAAGCATTATTAATAATAATTGTAGTCATTGGTATTGCTTACTTTATTTATTATTTATATACTCAAAGTATGGCTCCTAAAAAAATAATGATTGCACCTTCTTCAAATAGTATTATAAGTGAAGAAAATAATAGAATGATGCATTTAAATCAACCATCAGGAAAACAACAAGGATCTGTTAATACAAGATCAGGTATGGTTGGCACTCCTCAAGGAATGGGAAATCCTATTATGAATAAAACTGAAATGACACATTCTGAAAATGGAGGTATCATAGGAAGTTCTAATATAGAATATTTCAGCCAAGACCCCAATTCTCAAGCTGATCGTAATGCAACCAACTTTCCTAAAGATCAACTTACTGCTGCAGAATTATTACCCCAAGATAATTCTTCTTTGTGGGCTCAAGTAAATCCTTCTGGCGAAGGCTCTCTTAAAGATAGAAATTTCTTACAATCTGGTTACCATATTGGTATTAATACAGTTGGTCAGACTTTACGCAATGCTAACTTGCAACTTCGATCAGAACCACCGTGCCCACAGGTAAAAGTTAGCCCATGGACTCAGTCTACAATTACCCCGGACTTAGGTAGACTCCCATTTGAAATCGGAGGGTGTATGTGAAATTATCGTGAAAAAAATTAATTATAAAATATATAAAAATTAATAATATTTTTAAAAAAGTTATTAATAAATTAAAAAAAATTGAAAAATAAAAAATAACAAAATTATTTTTAGTAAAATAATTATTAAAAATAAAATGTCAAATTGTATTTATGAAAATTGTAATGAAAAGGCTAAGTATAATTATAAAAATAATAATAATAATAATCAAAGATTATATTGTTTAAATCATAAATTAGAATTTATGATAATGTTAGATGAAAAATCAAAATATTGTATAGAGGAAAAATGTCATATAAGATCATCTTTTAATTTTCCTAATCTTAAAAAACCAATATATTGTTCTATTCATAAAAAAGATGATATGGTAAATATTATTTCTAAAAAATGTATTGAAGAAAATTGTAATAATTTAGCAAGTTTTAATTATGAAGGTCTTAAAAAATCTATATATTGTTCTATTCATAAAAAATCTGAAATGATTAGTATTCATATTAAAAAATGTATTTTTGAAAATTGCAAAAAAAATGCTATGTATAATTTTATAAATAAAAAAGATAAATTATATTGTTCTGACCATAAAGACCCATTAATGATAGATTTAACTCATAAAGATAAATTATGTATTAAGGAAGGTTGTGGTATTCAAGCTTGTTTCAACTTTTCACATGAAGAAAAAGGAATATATTGCGCAAAACATAAAGAAGGAAATATGGTTGATGTTAGAACATATAAATGTATTGAAGAGAATTGTAATATAAAACCAAATTTTAATTATCCAGATTTGAAAAAAGGAATTTATTGTAGCTTACACAAAAAAGAACATATGGTAAGTCTTTATAATAAAATATGTATTCACCCAGATTGTGATATAATGGCCTCTTATAATTTTCCTGGTATAAAAGAACGTTTATATTGTACAAAACATAAAAAAGAGAATATGATTTCTAATTATACTAAAATTTGTGAGTATGAATCATGTAATATATGCGCATCATATAATTATAAGAATGAAAAAACACCAAGATTTTGTACAAAACATAAAGAAGAAAATATGATAAATTTAGGCGCAAGAAGATGTGAAAAAGAGGGATGTGAAACTATTCCAATATTTAATTTCCCTGGATTAAAACCTATTTACTGTTCTGCTCATAAAGAAGAAAATATGATAAATTTAATAGATAAATTATGTGAGCATGAATCTTGTTCAACAATTGCTACATTTAATTTCATTACTGAAAAAAAACCCATTTATTGTAAAGCTCATAAAAAAGAGTACACGATGAATGTCGTTGATCCAAAATGTAATACGCCAAATTGTCATACAATAGTCCAAAATAAATACCGCGGCTATTGCTTTTACTGTTTCATCCACACTTTTCCAGAAGAAAAGATAGCAAAAAATTATTTAACCAAAGAGAAAGCAGTATCAAATTTTGTTCAAATCAATTTTCCAGCATACAATTGGATTTTAAATAAAACTATTTTAAACGGTACTTCATTGCGCCGTCCAGATATATACCTTGAATTAGATAATCGCGTTCTGATAGTGGAAATTGACGAAAATCAGCATCAATCATATGATTGTTCTTGTGAAAATAAAAGATTGATGCAAATTTTTCAAGATATCAAATTTAAGCCGTTAATCTTCATTAGATTTAATCCAGATAAATATTATAATAATTCAAATAAATTAGTTCAATCACCTTGGAAAGTTCAAAAAGATGGATTTATCAAAATTCCTGAAAAAGAAGAAGTTAATTGGCAGCTGAGATTAAATATGTTAAAGGAGTCTTTAACATATTGGATTGAAAATGAATCTTCTAAAGAAATTGAAGTTATACAATTATTTTATGATATGAATTAAAAAATAATACTAAAATTTCCTAAAATTTTTTTTCATTATTATTTCTTATTTATATTTATTTTTTTAATTTTATTATTGATAAAAAATATCATTATCAATAATTATTTACAATATTAAATTCTATACATAGTTATTAAATATATTTACCTTCCTTAAATTCGGCGGCAATGGGGCCAATGTATTTTTGAGGAGGTTGAGCATTCATGACGACTGCGATTTGGCGAACAATTTGGGAAAGAGCACCACGGATTCCAGCAAGATCGAAGATACCAACAAGGAGTGTGACGACAATGCCGATTAATAATTGAAGTAAGACGAAACCAACATATAATTGCCAAGTTTTAAGATCTCCAACTTTCTTGTCTAAAAAGAAATCCATTTTTATATATATAATATAAATATAAAAATTTTCTAGGATTATTAAAATTTATAAATAAATTTAAAATAAAATTTCCTTATAAATAAGTTTTTTAATATATATATTTGATTTTATAATTTTTTTATTCTACCATTTTTAATTTTTCTCATAAGATTATTTTTTTGATATTTTAAAATTGATTCTAAAGAATCTTTATCATTAATAAGTCTTAAAATATGATTTATCTGTCCTTCCATTTGATTTTTTGTTAATGTATTTAATTCTAAATCTAAATAAAAATCAATGGTATTAATATCAATTTTTTCTAATAAACATTCAATAATTTTTTTTACATATAAAATATTAAATAATTTATTAATATCAATATTTTCTTTTAAAGATTTATTATAGTAATCATTTATAAGTTTTAAAAATTTATTTTCTTCTTTAAATTCCATTTATATTATATATATAATTTAAATTTTCCTTAGTATATCAATCATTTTTTTCTCCAATGTATTTATTTTATCTTCTAATTCCTTAAATTTTGAAATATTTACTTTTGATCCTTTTACTGAAAATGAATCACATTCAAAATTTATTTCTTTAGAGCTAATACTTACATTATTTAAATTATAAGTATTTTTCTCTTTTTGACCAATTTGAAATGTATTTTCATCAACATTATCAGCTCTATATGAAAAAGCTTTCTTGCCAATACATGTTCCAAAAAATGCTATACTCTCATTATCTAAAGTTTTAGATTTATTTCCAATTGCAAATGAATTACTATTGTAACATACAGCTCCGCTAACAGCTAATGAATTATCTTTTAAGCAATGACTTGTTTCACCAACACATAATGATTTCAAAAATATTAGACTATCTTTATTTTCTCCGTCTACTTTCATTACATCATCTTGGTCCCATTTTAATAATATATTTGTTTTTCCTGGTTCTCCACGATCGCCTTTAGGACCACTTGGACCACATGGCATAGATTCTTCAGAAACAATTTCGTAAATTGATTCTTTATCTTGAATTATAAATTTGAGACGGCGTTCATCAGCAAAACTAACTTTTCTAAAAATTGGAGTATCACCTTTTTGTCCAACTCGTCCTTCAGGACCTTTCGGACCAATTAATCCTTTTATATTTATTTTGCATGATGTAATTGTTTCATTAAAATAACATAATTTTATTTCATTAAGCTCTTTATCAAATACCATTGAAAAATTATTTTTATTAAAATTATTAATTTTTTCATCTAATATTCTCATTAAATCATTTTTATTAGTATCCAAATTTTCATTAATATTTTTAAATACAGATTGAATATTTTCATTAAAAATAGTACCTAATAATTTTATTTTACTCTCTATTTCACTATTTAATTTATTTCTTAGTTCAAATTTTGATTCATCAATTTTATAATCTATTTTTCTATCTATGTTCTCTAAATTTTCAAAATGCGGGTTATGAATACTTTTTATATTATCAATATGATTTTTGATTAAACTATTTATATTTTCATATACATGATTATCAATTTTTATCTCTTTTAATGATTCTTTAATTGATTCTTTAATTTTTCCTTCAATACTTCTTTTGTAAATATTTAATTTTTCATCAAATTTTTGGTCTAAATCATAAGTAATAAATTCAGAATATGATTGATACTCTTTAATGGAAGATTTAATGTTTTTCTCAATTTCATTAAATATTACTAATATTTTGTTATTTATTTTTTTTTCTAAATCTAATATTGTTTTATGATTATTAAAATTTTCATTTCCCAATTCATTTTTATTATCTTTTTCTCTAATAATCTCTTTTTGTGTTTCATTTTCATCTGCCAAATCAGGATTTTGCGTATATGATTCTGTTGATGTTTTACATAAATTATATGCTTTTTTTTCAATTTCTTTCATAATAAAATCGCGATCATTTTCATCTAATAAATTATATAATTCTTCATGAACCAATTTCTCGAAATAACTTATTAAAATTTCTAATATTTTTGTTTTTTTATCTTTTAATTCATAAGTAATAAATATATCTTTAATTTTATCAATAAATGATTTAATATTATTTAAAATTTTCTTTTGATTTAAATTTTCAATATAATTAAATAATAATACACATTTATTAATTAATAATAAAAAATTAAAATGATAGGATTTTAAAATATCCATATTTCCTATAATAATATAATTTTTTTTATTTAGAAAAAAAATTATATTAATAATATACCCTTAATAAATATGAATGTTATTGGCAGGGAAAAATGGGGTCCAAAAGCATGGCATATGCTACATGCATTTAGTATTGATGATTCATCTGAAATAACACCATTATTAAAACATAAATATTATATTTTCTATACTTCTTTTTTATATGTTATTCCATGTCTAATATGTAAAGAACATTATTCGGAAATTTTATTTAATATATTACCAATTAAAGAAGAAAAAATTACACGAAAATATATAGAGCATTGGGTTTTTAATGCGCATAATATTGTTAATGTTTTATTAAAAAAAAAATATTATACATTCAATAAATGTATAAAAGATAATTCAAAACCAAATAATTATGATATAATGGTTTTTATAAAAGCAGTTTATTTAGGATTTGATTATGAAAATATGTGCTTATATAATTTTGATCAAATATATAATTTTTTTATAAATTTCTGTAGATTGTATCCTTCAAAGAAAATTAAAAGAACATTAAAAAAATTTATAAATAAAGATGATTTTAAATCAATATGTACGCCAAATGAATTAAAAATCTGGTTTTATGAAAATCAGGATTTATGGACTCTATTTTTGGATAATAAATAAAAATATTAAATATATGTATTTACAAAATAGATTAAGTTATCTTCACTATAATCAAATTTAAAATTTTCTAAAGAGCCATCTTTTTTTATATATTTAATTGTAGGATATTTAACAATATCTGCTCGATTACATAAAATATCATTGTTCTCTTCAATATTCTCAGAATTTACAGCACCAAAATTAAATAAATTTTTTTTATCAATTGCTATATTCATTATCATAGGTGCAATCTTTTTACAATGGCCACACCAAGGTGCATAAAATATAATGAAACCTTCATTAGTTGAAAAATAAGGATTATTTATATATAATTTTTTATCTTTATAAATAAAATCAGTTAATTTTAATTCTATAACACCATTTTCAATATTATAAATATTATCATATAACATTTTTATAAATATATATAATATTTATATAAATAAAATATTATATATATTTATAAATGATTAATTATATATATATATTATTCTCTATTTTACTAGGATTTGTAATTTCCTTCTTTTATGAAAGAGAAATAAATATAAAATTTTTAATGGTATTTTTATTAATTTCTCTAATTTTAATGATACTATTTTTTTATTTAGGAAATAATAATAATAAAGAAAATTTTGATAACTACTATTATAATAATTTTTATGAAAATACTTTTAATGATAATGAATTTGGAAGTTTTGATGGTTTAAATAGAAAACATCATCATCACCATCATACAGAAGAAGAATCTTGTGATAATGAAAATAATACAACTCATAATACAACACATAATACAACTCATAATACAACACATAATACAACCTATAATGAAACAAATACCAGTGAAGATCATGATCATGAAAATGAAAAATTACCAGAGCATGATTTTAATGTAAATAAGGAACCAAAATTTGAACATGACGAAAATGAAAATGGAAATATACCAGATGAAGAGTCTCAATTTAATAAAAATAAAAGCAATAATAATATAAGTATTCCTAATATTGGAACTATGCCATTAAATATTAATATTAGCTATAATAGTCAAAATAGTACCAATAATTTAGATAATAATAAAATTAACTCAAATGGAATTAGTAATGATGAAAGATTAAATAGAAATAATGGTTACACTGCTAATAATCATCAAAATAAAAATACTGATAATAATGATACAAAAAAAAAATGCAATAGAAATAAAGGAACTTATAATTATAGTAATACTAGAGTTTATAATAATAGCGATTGGATATATGGCGATTATGCTTGGACCAATGATCCAGATTATTATATTCCAGATGACGATTGTGATTATTCAAATGATAATGAATCAAAAGAAAAAATAAATAGCTGTCCGACAGTTAGCATTTCTCAACCATTGAATGAAATGGTTGCTAAAAGAAATTATAGGAATCAAAATAAAGAAAATGTTTGTCCTTTAATGATTAATACACCATGGAGTGAATATAAATCAGGTGATTCAGAACCGGAACCTTATAATTTATAGATTAACAATTTTTATTATAATAAAAAAAATTATTATAATATTAAAATTATTAAATATTTATTTTATATATAATTTATATATAATTTATATATAGATGAATATAATTTTAATAAGTGTATTAATTATAATTATTATTTTACTATCTAGTTACCTTATTTATAAAAATATTGAGCAACAAAAATCATTAGAAAGTTTTGATAATAGTAGAGGTTCTTTAAGTACTTTTTATCAAAATACTGTTGATACAGATGACTATCAAAGTACTGCAAATTTATATAGTTTTTATGATATTCCAACAATTTATAAAGATAATGGTTGGAATGGATATTGGAAACAAGGAAATTTCTTAAATGGTTATTTTTTTCAAAATAATGATAAAATTATTATTTATATAAATAGTGACCAACTTAATGAAATTAATACAGTAACTGCCACTTTAAATCCAATAATAAATAATACCGGTAATCCGAATCAATGCAAACCAAATACATTTTTAGCAATTGGCCAGTTAAATAATGATAGAAATTATTTTTATATTACAGCTGCTTCAAAAGTATTATGCTCTAATACTAATGATAATTCATTGACTTATGATCAATCAATTACAGGAAAATTGAACACAACTTTAACACCAAATACTATTAGTTTGTATAGTACTAAAAATCTATATAATCCAGTAATTTTTACTAAAAATATGAATTTTGATTATACTAAAAATAGTAGTTTATATGCACAATATTCAACTTTTTTAAATCCAATGCCTAATTCAATAAGTAATTCTATAACACAAGTGACCAATTTTTGCCCACCCAACTCATACCCCTGTTATGAAAGTAGTCTGGGTACGACTGATGTACATTATTCACAATATTCAATAAATCCTGATACAGCTTTAGGTTTATTATCAACTAATGATATAAATGCATGTTCAAAATATGCACCAAATTCTGATAATAGTTGTAAGCATAGTTCTACTACTTCAACCCCATTTCAAGATTTAAATTGTGTGTTTAATTCAAATGCTATAATAAATCCAAAAAATTCAGCTCAGTCTATCTCTGCTTGTCCATCACTAATAGATTCAACTAAATTCTATGATAAATTAAATTTTATGTATGAATATGGACTTCAAAGTATTGATAGTGGGACTAGTTCATCAATATGTGATTTTAAAAAATATTTAGATAAATCTTATTGTAATGGTTTTATATTATCATATATAACTAATATAGGAGATGTAAAAACATTAAATTATCAATTTTTTGGAGCAAATTCTCCAGAAAATAATTTAACTGTTCAATATGATAAATGGTATGAATATTTAAATAATTCACCAAATGGACTTTTATATAATTATAGAAATAATATAAGTACATGTACAATAAATAAATTATCACTAACTAATATAGATCCCTCTTCATCAGACAAATGCTCTAAATTATCAACAATGGCTTCAAATTTTACAAATATGAATAAACCAACATCGTTTTATAAAAATCTATTTCCTGCAGTATGGAATATAAATATATCTAATAATTCTACATCAAATTCTTGTCCTGTAACTTTAAGTACATATAATAATTATGATAATGTTCCAAAATATGCAACATTTAATGGAAATAATATTAATTTCAGTTTATATAAAAATGGATCAGACCAACAATTATTTTTAGAAAATGTAAATGTTATAAGCACAGTTGCACCAAATCCAACAAGTTCAAATTCATCAAGTGTTTATGTTGCAATGACTTGTAATATTAGATCAAAAGATGGAATGTATTTAATTCCCAATAATTCTAATTCTGGATTTTCTAATAATTCATCTAATATTAATTTAGCAAATAAGCCAGAAGATAATGGAAAATGGCTTATTTTTGGATTTTTGCTGCCTAATTCATTTAATGATAGTATTATAGATAGCGTAGGAAATATAATTATAATTGGTTAAATAATTTAAGAAAATAAAAATTAAAATTAAAAAATTTTAATATAAATTATGGTAAAATTTATATGTATATATAAATATATACATATATGAATAATAATTTAATTCCTTTCATTATTCTTTTTTTTAGTATTGTAATTATATATGGAATTTTAACAAATAAAAAAAATGAAAGGGTTAAAAATTATGTAGAAAAATTTTCAGATATTAATCAAAAAGTTATTTCAAATTCTGTTAATAATACAGACTTTACAACAGATTTAGCAAATGGTACATGGACAACTACAAATACTAAAGTTGATAGTAATAATAATGTGACTAATTTAATGAATATAGAAATTAATTCTACAACAATTGATTATACAAACCCAACTACAAATTTAGGTTCAGTCACTCTTAATGGGAGAAAATATAATATAAGTTTTTTTTTAAGTAATATTTTAAAGGCAGAATTAGAATCATCTACTTTAAAAGAAAATTTACGAATCAATTTTTTAAATAATATGACAGAAGAAGAAATAATAACA